TATAATACCATTCGTTATCAGAGTTCTCTACATCATACAATAAATTGTATAATGCATATCGAATATCATCATGTGACAGCTCATAGCCTTTGATTAAACTAAATTGCTCAGATGAAGTATCAGTTTCATCTTCAGTTTCAGTTTCAGTTTCAACAGTTTCATCTTCAGTTTCTGTAGTTTCATCAATAACTTCATCCTCAGTTTCAACTTCGGTTTCAGAATCTTTGTTGTCTACAACTGTTTCATCTTCGGAAGGTTCAGAATCTATGTCGCCATTATCAGAATTATCAACAGTTTCATCTTCAACCTCACCAAATAATTCTTCAAACTTGCTTTCCAATTCATCATCTGACATATTTTCATATTCAAAATCAATATCTTCAACAGTTTTATTATATTTAGTTAAAAGCTCTTCAAACTTATTCATACTTTCTTCAATTCCTCCTTCCTCTAAATATTCATGAGCATATTGCTCTTTATTGAAACAAGCAGACTCAATTTTTTCAAGTCTTTCTTGAAATTCAATCATTTTCTGTTCAATATTTTCAGAAAATAAACTATTATTTTTAGCACTAAAATCTGAAAGTTTAATATTAGAACCTTGCATACCAGGGTTAACGACTTCTCCATCAGGAGTTTTGCCCAAAATAGTTACACCTGAGAACCAAAAGTCTTCAATGTCAAGATATTTTTCTTTAGCATTGTAAGATAATTCTCTAATACTTAGTTCAACAGATACACTTAGTTTTTGCTCACGTTCTAATATTTCAACTGCCTTAGAATATTCTTCATATAAATATCCATCAACCTCAACATAATATTTGTCTTGTTCTTCGTCATAAACAATAGAAGCGTTGTTTGTTTCAGGGATAATTCCAACAGGAAACTCATCATAAACAAGCTCACCATCTTCATTTTCATACATATTATGTTTATAAAATTCTAATTGTCCATCAACTTCATGGATATATCCTAAAATTGGACGATTTTTAAATGAATCAAGATTCTCATCCATTACCTCTTTAGAAATATTACTTCCATTAATATTAACACCTGTATGACAAGCCTGTAGATGTACGGGACGCAATCCATCTTTGTTTTTATCATAATTATCATCAAACTTTAAATTGCCATGAACCTGAACTACAATTGCATTATTATCATCTTTTGAACTAAAATGAGTTGATCTTTTATATTTAGAAGAATAAAAATTATACAAGTCATCTAAGTATAACAATCTTTTATTAGCCATCTTATCCCTCCTAGATTACTTTTAAATATGCAAAATATTTGTATATTGTAGTTTATTTTTATTAATAGAACTAAAATTAATTTTTTCTATTTCATTTACAAATATTGCATATTGACCATCATCAGACAAAAGATGTAAATTCAAATCAATTAATTGCTTACGAGTTTCTTTGTCTGACGTTTTAACAAACTTATAATTCATTCCAATCACTCCTTATCAAGCATTATCTCTTTTATCTATACTTGCTTCTCCATCATCAGTTAATTCTGTTTCTGATTTTGTTTGACCTCCACTATCCTTGTTAGAAGTTGTATGTGTAGACTGAACTGGTGTAAAGTTTATGCCTAATAAATCATTTTCTAAAATATTTAATAAAATAGTATCCAATTCAGAGAAACCATTAAGAGTTCCAACCGCAAGTTTTGATGAAAGTCCATATTGATCATCTTCCAAAAGTGCATCTCTAAATTCTTTCTTTGTATAAACAGAGATTTCATGAAATTTAACTTTTGACGGATTAGTAACGTAGTATGACATAAATCTATTTACCCATGCCTCTGTCTGAGGTAAAAGCATAGAAATAGCAAACTCAGTATCTGCTTTAAGTGCCGCCATAACAGAAGTAGTACCACTTATAGTTGCTGAATTTAAAATTTGTGCCCCACCTGCCGTATTTAATACTGTCTTTGTTGCATTTTGTACCTTATTAACATCTGTAGTCTGATCATCACCAAATGTCAGAACATCAAGAGGAATAGGAGTAATTGCAGCTCCTATGTAATTTGGTAAAGAATCACAAAGTTTATTATAATAATCAATACTAGTATCAATATCAACAGCCCAGTCATCAGGACTGTCACTATTTTTAAGCAGTGGAATAGTAGCAGTGATAAGTTTGTAAATCTGTTGTTCATCTGCAACTGCTTGAATATCTTCTTGGTCTAACAAAGAAATAATTGCATTCAATAAACCTGAAAATACAGGAACAACTAAATCCCAATCTTCAGGTCTTGCTTTTAAACAAATGGCATATTTATCAGGAACTAACTGCCATTTTCCGTTAGTTGTGTCTTTCTGGTATTCATTCCACATTTCCTTAAAAGGAGAACCCCAATATTCAATAAGTTCTTGCCTCTGTTGGAAATATGTCATATTCATAGAAAATGCAAAATCTCCTGTTTGATATGTTCCAGATATTTTACAATATTCAGCGGGAAGTGGAAGCACAAAGAACGAATTTCCTGCATTTTTTGCCTTTTCATCAAAATATACACAGCCATAAAATACATCTTCTCTAAAACAAATTGTATAAATCTTTAAAAACTCATATTGTAAATTCATTTTGTTAAGAATATTTAATGTATCATAATAAGATTTTAATATTTTATCTTTATCTATATCTCCAAGGGGATCAAATTGTGGTATGACACTTCTTGCGTCAAGACAAAACATATTTGAATTATATTTAATTAATCTGTAATATATTTGAGAACGATAGTACAGGTATATAGATAAATTACGTAAATTGTTTTCATTCGAACTAATATTTTTAAAATAATTTCTCAATTTATCTTTTGAAAAATTAGTTATACTTTTACTAGAAGACTTAGTAACATCTCTTAAATTTTTAATAGCATTATTTGTTTTAGCAAATAATTCTATTGTTTTTTGGTTTTGGTTATACCAGTCTCTTAATTCTTCAATAGAAAAATTACTATTTGGTATTTTTGTAGGTGCTTGTGTCACCTGATTTTCTTGTGCCATTCCGCAGCACCCTCCTTATTTTATTTTTATCCATACATAGAAAAACGCTTAGCTTGTCTAATAGCTAAACGTTCTACTAATTTACTACTTGATTCTGTATTAGGTTTTAATTTTGCCTCTAACTGACATGCACACCAATAATTGTAAGCAATAGAAGAATACCTATCCTTACGCATTCCACTAATTTCTTTAACTTTGATTACGCCATTTTTAACTTCATGGTTTAATTTAATTAACTCTAACTCTGCATAAGTAGTCTGACAGTAAGGAAGTTTTAGTAATGCCTTATCAGAAGGAGACATTTTGTTATAACCTTTTATTTTTTCTTTTAAAATAGTTTCACAGTTTTGTTCGTCAATCAAAAAGTTGATTTTTCCATTTAAAATTCCATTACGCAATAAAACACAAATTTCATTGTTAAATGTAGGATTAGCCTTAACAGACCACACAACTTTTTTTGCATCTTTGACTTTACATCTAATAGCCATATCATTATCATTACAACAAGTTAACGCTCTATACGTCTGACCAGTTTCAGGATCATATTGGTCTTTTATAATAAAATCATAAACACCCAAACCAAGACCTTGAGTATCAAGAACTAAGTCTGTACATTTATAATTATAAAAATATCTCATTACAATTAATCCTAATTGGTCTGTGGTAAGTCCTTCGAAAGTTTCACCGTATACAAAATTTGATTGATATGTTGTCAAGTCACTTTGAATTAAACTGTTAATATAAAGAGCAGAAGCATCATTGCTTTTTTTCTTAGTGCTATTCATCAAAGCAACGTCAACAGAAAGAACCCTTTTTTCCGTTTGACCTAATGCCGGTACCTTATTTTTATCATTGTAAAATTTTAGAGGTAAGAAAGAATTATTTATTAATCTTCTCTTTTCAAAATCTTCATGTTTAAATAAACTATCACCATCATCACCGTAAAAAAGACAATCAATCTCCATACCCTGCATTAATTCATTATAAGTTGTTTCAGACATTTCATCTTCTAATTGCTCTCTTGATAATAAACCTGTCATAATAGATACCTGATATGGTAATCCACAAATAAAATATTTACGTTTGTCATCAAAGAAGTTGAGAGTATAATCTTGTGCCTTATTGTAAGACCAATGACTTTTAAACCAACAAGAACTCATATATATCTCTTTATTTCTTTCTAAAAGATGTGCATACTCAGGTTTATTTAAATATTTTGGTGCTCTTGGTGCAGTTAAGAATTTTCTAAGTACAGTATTAAGTACAT